TTAAAATTTATATTTATTTATTTATATAGTATATTTTTGGGGGTAGCACCCTTCAGTTTTGCCAACCCTCGGATATCTGTCGGATATATGTCGCATATCTTCGTGAGGAAAACACACTATGCTACCATACGATAGCCATGTTCTTGCCATGCCTTAACCTTTGGACAGTTAAAGGTCGGCAAGATAGTGCCGTAAAGTAAGTTCACCATAGCATATGGTAAGTTATTTGGTATAGCCTCTATGCTTGGTGGTCTAAGCTCGGGTAAAACAGTATCGGGAAGTAGAGTTTCACCAGATTGTGAAAAGTATGGGATTGAATCCTTCGCCTTTGGATATAGGTTAGGATATGATCGCCATATACTAGGTTGCTTCAAGATTCTACGCATCATCTTGTGTTTAGGTTCTTCGGGTAGAGCTTCCTTCACCCAATCAGCTCTACGTACACGCGTACCAATGATAGCAGTACAGTAGAAACTATCAAAAGCATTTCGCTTTTTGTTCTTAGCTTCAGCCACTTCTTGCAGTGCTTTGCGTGTGCGTTCTGGTGTTTCGATTATCTCGAATCGGTGCAGTCCTGCAACCTGTGGTGGCTTGACCTTGACCATTACCCACCTAGCATCTTTGAGATATTCGCTGTTATATCCTGCAAAGTAATCACGCATATGACTCAAGTCGTATTTGTTATTAAGTGCTTCGTATCTACTTGAGTAAGACACAGCATTTTTGTTTAACAACATCTGTGATGTTCGGTGCTTCACCATGTATAGCTTTTCAATCATACCCTCACTCAAGATGAAAGCGATCATAGATGCAAACCCATATGGTGTTGCCTTTAGTATCGGTTTTCTAGTTGCCATATTTCTCGTGCCCCCTTCTGTCGATTAGTTCATCTAATGCATCATACATATCACCCTCATCTGCTGTAATCAAATCGCCTAGCATTTCGGCTGTGCCTGTGGGATTGTGATACACCACTTCAGCTATGTCGCTTTTGCTCAGCCCCACTAGGTCGGCTAGATTGTAGGGTTCGTTATCATCACAAAGGTCTACGGTTTTTTTCGCGTTTGCTTTGCTTACATATTTTGCGTAGTCGGATACGTTGTCATCATATGTGTAGTCATATCCTTGCCCCCATGATGAATTGAATGTGATGTATTTGTTCTTGGGCTTGGTTGTTATGGTATCAGTATCCACATCATAATCCGAGCCAACACCACGATTGATTGAGTAGGTATTAGACAACCACATATTGTCAAGGGTTTCGCCATGATCTTCGTTGATGATTGTGAACTTACCGTTGCTTCCGTCAAGGAATAACAGTTTATCTGAGCCGATTGAATCCTCAATCATTTCTATCCATGCTTTGTTGTAGATAAGTTCGGGATTGTTAGATAGCATTGGTCGTAGCACCCACTTGACATATTGATGTGTGTCGGATTTGTTTACATCAATCATTGGTGTTGGTAATTGAGGACCGTTATGCATCACCCATATATCTCTGTTGTGTTGCTTTTTGTTTAGCACTTCAAAGGGGTGGCAGTTAGCTTTGTTAGTACCACCATTGGTTGTGAATCTGAAATGCAAACCCATTGGGATTTTCATATCTTTGTATTTGTCCCATAGTTTGATGACATCATTCTCATTCTGTGGTAGTTCCTTGAATGTTTGAATCTTGCCATCAGCGAGAAACATACCCCCAAATCCATCTGAATTGTTGGAGTATGCTGACTTGAGTAGATTAGCTTTTAACTCACTCGCATTGTCGCTTTTAATAATTAAACACATTAGCTTTCCTCACTTTCGTTTTGTATGTTTTTAGCTTTACCCTTCGTGTAGCCCTTGCGAACTAGCCATGAGAACAGGTAAGGGTATTGACCTCTGCTCTCAGATTTACTCATGTACCGTACATAGTTGGTATATGATAAACTATTTACTGATTCTGTATCTTTGTCTAGCCCTACGGTTTTGACAAAGTTGCATAGAGAATCTACAAACTCAAGGTTTCTGAAGATACCTTGCTTTGCAATATTACCTCTGAATATTCTGAACTCAATGGTGCGTGGTTTGTGCGTAGCCAATGCTTCATACTTATCAGATCGTTGTAAACTATCTTTGATCTGTTTGGTTTTGAAAGCTGACCATTGTGCTGAGCTACGACCTGCAATTCGTTCAATGAACTCACGATTGTGTTTACCATTGATGAACACAAGTAGCTTGCCAATATCGAGGGGTGTCACACTTGCACGATCTACATGTACATGCATACCACAAGTCGAAGTGTTCCATGATGACAGATTATCAGCAAAGTTTTTCTGACAGAAATCTGACCACTTTTTCTTTTGATATGTGATAGTCGAGGGTGCAGTCACGATTTCGAAACCGTTGTTGAGAGAGCCGTCATGTTTGCACAATGCAAAGCCACGCATAGTATCTTCAACACTTTCTGCAATTTCGTAGGGTGCGTTTGATCTGCGTTCAACCTCAATCTCAACACCTAGCAATCGCTTTTCGTTGCCATGATATTTAGTTTGTAAATCGTTGGTGACATCATAGTCGTATGCATGAACACCATTTTCCTCATAGTAATCCTCATCATCTTCATCATAAGGGTAGTCCTCTACATGGTAGTATTGACCATGATCGTCATGATATCTGTAATTGCTATCACAACAGGTTTCACAAACATCACCATGATTTTCGATATAGATTGCGTCATCCTGTAGTATGATTTCCTCACAATCTTCACAAGGTGTAAACCTATCTGTAATTTCGTTGTATATCTGATTTACCCACCTTTGAATTTTAGCCTCTACAAAATCACCTTGCATCTGCTCAACAGTCAAAGTTTGAGTTCGCCATAGATTGATTGCGTTGTTTACAGCTTCGCGTAAGTTCCGAGCAAAGTCATACATTTCAGTATCACAAAACTCAAGACCGTCGTGAAAGTCATAGACATCACGATCACACTCATAGTAAAACATTTTGAGATATGCATACAATGATTTACCATGTAAAGTCGTGTTGCGTAGTCTAGTCAATAATGTAGTCATGTTTACCTCACTTTCATAACATTATTAAACACAGTATAATGATAAGTGCGAAAATGTAAATAGCACATTGTGTCGCACTCATCAAGAATTTTTCAAAGTCAATTTTCCACATATCAACCACCGTTAATAGTGGTGCTATCGACTTTGATCTCAGTACCACAGCTCAAAGAATTGTCAGCATATAGCGAAACAAATCCTTGTTTCTTGAGCAGTGTATTAAACCTAGAGTATGTAGCTGGATATGGTGATCCAGCTCGGTCTAGGAACGGTGTTTCAGTATTTAGTGAACTAAATGCGTATTCATATAGTGCTTTCACATTACCAAACACCTTGATATCGTCTAGGAAATTAGCCCTAGTAGTATAGACAGTTCTACCCATGATTTACCCCCCATTTGTGTCTTAAGTTATTGATTGTTAGTTTGTTATCCGTAAATTTTGATTTCGCTTCGATATAGTCCATAAATCGTAGCTTGTCAAATCTGTTGTTTGATCTCGCCAATATGTGCGTTATATCCTCAACCATAGCTTTAGTTGGATTATGTTTCGCAATTAGTTCAGCGAACTCAATAAAATCTTTTCGTGTTAGTGCCATATTTACCCCCTGTTTATAGCCTGTTTAATTTCAGATACACTCGGAATTATAGAGTATGACTCTGAATTTCCTGTTGTTTTATCTACTACTGTAATATAGATGAGTTGATCTATTTTACCGTCAGTAATAGTTTTTTCTGTGTAAATATCTGATATCATCAGATTATTTTTCAGAAAAGGTCTTTTTAATTTTCCCTGTTTAATCATTGTATAACCTCACAATCTGTTTTTAAGTGTATCAAACTGAATTTGATAATCCATTTGACACAGTGTCGCACTTGGTCAGATTACCGACCAGATGCTAATTGCATAAATTTTTCATAATCTGGGTGAGATTGTGCCTTGCGTAGTAAAGACACCCGACCACCGTCAGCAAGTCGCTGATTTTCAGATTTAAATGAATAACCCATAAAATACGCTTTTTCTGGGCTTTCATACTTACATTTTTGACCATTGAAAATAGGTGATTTTCCTAGTGGCAAATAACCCCGACCAATGATCGCCATACTTGATCTCATAATAACAACCTCACAATCGCTAACTGTTTTTCAAGTGTATCAAATTCCGAAAGTATTGGAACTTGACACAGTGACGCACCCTCAACCCCCATTTTTAATAAAAGATTTGATTAAATATTAATTAAATAATCTATTAAATCAGTTGTTAAAAGTAGGGTTATTAAATCATACTCAGCAGAAAATTATATAGCCAAAGTGTCGCACCGATATATCGAACAAAGTTCGGTATATTGTCGGTATATCCTGTCAATGTGGCATAGTGTCGCACCAAATTTTAGACGCACCTCTCCCCTACGATTTTCACGCATCAGTGCTTCATGCCTACAAGTGTAGGTGTTAGCCCCCGAAGGGGCTATCATCTAAACTTATTTGGCTACAGTGTCGATTACTCTGGCAAACCAATATGCGTCATTTTGCCACACCTTGTATACAGGGGCTACTTTTCTAGCCTTGTATATCTTGTTAGTATTCGCACCGATCATTTCCTTAATTAAAGAAAATGATTTATTTTTTAATAATTTTCTTTTCATGTTTCAAGTCTACCACGACTAAATTTAAAATTATATAGCCAAATTGTCGCAGGCATTTTGGTCAGGTGTTCGTAGTTTGTTCAGTATATATGAACGATATACTAGAGTAATAAATTATTACACAGGAGCTTGACTTGGGTATATATGGGGGGCAGGGGGTTAAATGTTCAACCCCACCCCCAAAAAATCACACGCGTCGCCACATACATAATACAACGAAAAAAATTTTAGCAAAAATTTAGCCTTTTTTAGGACCTTCCTAGCTTTCCACCTTTCCAGGGAGTACGGGGGCATTCCCGCGTTCCCGCATGTTCACGGGGTGTGCTTATGTTTGTCTATATATTCTTTGAGGCTGAGGTCGACCCTGTCTGATTTTCGCGTGCCCCCTTGACTGAGGAAATCCGCGAGCAGGTCGGAGAATTGATTGGGGCTGAGCCCGTGTGACAACACACGCAACAGGCGCGAAATCCTTCTCTTCATTTGCGCGGTTGATAATATACGGTGATGACCCATAGGCTTTACTGTTTGTGCGAGGGGGCACGCCGAGTGAGGTCAGCGTTTCAAAGCCCCCTCTCTTACAGGAGACACCCGCGAAGCGGGATAGCATAATGGTATCATAACACCCCTTGTTAATACAAGGGCTCTATGTTATAATTTTTTCTACATGGATAAAAATAAACCATTGACAGGTAGGCAGGAGTTATTCTGCCAGGAATACATCAAGGACCTCAACTCAAAGGCAGCGGCGAAACGCGCGGGCTACTCAGACAAAGTGGCAGACGCCAAGTCGTACCAGTTCTTGCGCATGGAGCGTATCAAGAATAGAATTGCGGAACTCAAGAAAGATTCAATGCGCAGGCTCCAGCTTGACGCGGATGATATCTTGCGCCGATTAGTTCGTATTGCAGATGCCACCGAACAAGAAGGGGACTACAATGCGGCGATTCGAAGCCTCGAGCTTTTAGGTAAACATAAAGCACTGTGGACAGAAAAGACTGTTAATGAGACAACCATCATGAATGCATTTGCATCAGGTAACTCAGAAGAAGATATCCAGCGTGACGTGGAGCGATTAAAAAGAATCGCGACACCCAAACTTAAAGTAGTATCAGGAGACAAAAAGAAATGATTTTAACACCAAGGTTAGAGCTGTACACAGGACAAGATGTGGATACTTATTCTCAAATAGTTTTGTGGGGCGGCGTTGCTTACATCACAGACTAATTCCCAAGTCACTGTTGAAGATAGAGATGCGGCAACTAGGCTAGCCGTCAAACAAGCACGAGATGATTTACTAGCATTTGTTATGCTAATGAATCCTAGCTTCAATGTGGGACCCCATCACCGTTTACTATGTGACGAGCTGATGAGTTTAGAGCGCGGCGAAACCGATCGACTCATGGTATTCGTATCTCCGCGTTCCTCAAAGTCTTTAATTACTTCCACTTACTTTCCAGCATGGGCGCTGGGGCGTAATCCTTATTGGCAAGAGATTGCAGTGTCTCACTCAGATGACTTAGCAACTAAGTTTGGTAGAGCAATCCGAGATATTATTAATACAACAGCATACAATACTATCTTTCCCAAGGTACGAATCAAAAAAGATAACCGCGCGGCAAACTCATGGGCGCTTGAAGAG